CAGCTTCCTTGACCGCTGTTATAGATCTCGCCGATTTCCGCCGCAGTCAGCACGCGGTCATAGACGCGGACATCGGACATCAGACCATCGAACTCTGCCGTTGAAGTCGGCTCACCGCCGATGCGCAACTCGGTGATTTGCGGACTCGACCCGCCCTGGCTCGCGGCGTCCTGCACGCCGTTGATGTAGAGATCAGCACTAGAGCCGGTGTCGATCGCGACGACGTGAATCCATTGGTCCGTCGTGATTCCCGAGCTTTTCTTGCCGCCAGAGCCCAGGCCGGGGAGGACGAAAATGGTGCCCGCAGTCAGGAGACCCACGTTGAACCTGCCGAAACGGATGAGCGTCCTGGTGTCGGCCGGCAGAGAGCGTGCCTTCACCCAAAATGCGACCGTTTTTTCGGCACTGTTTGCGGTGGGTAGATTCGTGTCCGGCGCCGTGATTCTTGCCGTTACCGCTCCCTGCCCGAAGTCCGCGGAAAAACAATTCGTGATTTGTGATGGTGCGCAGCATGCTCCGACGTAGACCTTGCGCAGATCGCCGCTGCCCGATTCGCCGCTTCCGCTCGCCGCGCTCGCATGGCCGGCGAGATAGGCGCCGATGCGGCCGCTCGCGATCGTGCAGCACTCTCCTTGCGCGTACACCTTGCGTCCGTCGGCGTTCCCCACCAGCAGAGCCAGCTCGCGCACCTCGCCCGCGGGCGAGGCGAAGCCGCTCTGACAGGTGGCACCGGAGAAGGCGCCGGAGCCTGACTGGTCGCCGGTGCATGTGCCGGCGTAAATCTTGCGCCCTGACGACCCCGAGCCTTCGCTCGCGTGACCGACCAGAAGCGCCTCAAATCGTTGCGCGGCAATCATCAGTAGCCACAAAAAGATCGTAGTCATTCGTTCGCGTCCACATACCAACAATCCTCACCATCATTCCACTGACAAGTTTCCGGGTCGTAGAAGCACTCGACGGCCGGATAGAAACAGCCGATTTTCGTGAGCGATTTTACCCGAACGAAGCAGGCAACGCCGAGATCCTGCGTATAGATGACTTTCTCATCGTCCGTGTTCAGGCTCATCCGCCGCGCGCCATAGCGGCGGTCTAAGGCGGGCGTCTCGCCATTCGCGGGCAAGAACCAGCATGAGGCTCCCTCCGTCCACTCTGCCGTAGCAAACGTCCAGGTTTGCAGCGTGGCCGGGTAGAGGCCATCCGTCGGCGTCGTGCTCGTCACTTTGACGATGACATGCTCACCCGTCGATTGCGTCGGACCCCGATCCTGCCCTTGCGGCCGAAACTTCGGCTGGCCGCGCCACCACCGGAGCATCGCGATTAGATCGCGCGCCGTCGGTTCGTCAAATGCAGCAGCATTTTCGGCCATTAGAGAGTGATGTTAAGGAGGGCGAACGCCTCTTCGGGATACCCGTTGAAGTAAAGCTGCACATAGTCGCTCTCGTCCGCATTGATCGGCAGCACTTCCCCAGCCCCATCGAGAAAGCGCGGCTCGGTGATGGGGTTGCCTTCCTTGTCCTTGATCTTGACCGTCCTGGTCGCGTCGTCGGGGTCAACTTGCTCCAGCCCAGCGTCGTAGACCTTCAGCCGCCAGTCGTCGGACCGCACCTCAAATTCGTAGGTCACGCTGTAGAAAATCTGGCTTTCCTCAAACTGCTTGTCGGCGGTGATACCGTTGCACTTCACCGTCCACTTGGCAAAGCCGTTCCACGCGGCGTTGTTGATCGAGTTGGCGAACAAGAGGGCGAAGCTGGCCGGGAACGTGGCTTCGTTGCGCGTCACCGAGATGGTGAGCCGCGACCGCTCCACTTCGAGTAGGGGAAGAAACTGCTGGCCGGCGCTGTTCTTAACCGCCTGGAATTCGTCGGGGGTGTCGTAGTCGGCACTCAGCCGCAGCGGCTCGGTGAAGTTCTTGAGACCGTACCGAATCCGCGCCGGCTTGAGCAACGGCGGCGTGTGGGTGTTCTGTGGCCCCGTGCCGGCGCCCGACTGAGTGCCCGGCACTTGATTCACGTCGGCCGGATCGACGCCCGTGACTGATTCGTAGGTCGCATCGACGTACCAAACGTAGGGGTCGTCTTCGTCCTGTTTCGGGTTGACCTTGGTGCAGAGCGCGCCCAGATCGAAGTCCACCACGCCGCCGTTTGTGTCGAAGAGGACGTAGGGGTCGAAGCGTCGCGGGATGCCGTTGGCGGCGAGGACGAGGAGCGGGCTCATCATCGGGCTATCGACGCGCACGCGCCAGCGGCGCGGATAGCTACGCGAGAGGTTCTGGTCAATGTCCAGGGCGCGCCCTGAAATCTCTTTGCATTCCGTTACTTGCATGACCTCACTTCGCCGAAAGCACCTTGAGCAAGCCCGCCTTCTGCATCTGGTCGCGGATGTCCTTCAGGAAGTTCTTTTGGTCCTTTTCCGTCTGCTCCATCCGCTTCAGGATTTCTTCGACCTTCATGCTCTGGCCGCCGCTCTGGACGCGAACGATCGCCTCTTCGGCTTCCTTCGTTCCCACTTGCAGCGTCGGTGGCGCCTTGAATTCGAGAGCCTTCGACGACTTGGCGGCGTCGAGGAATTCCTGCGCCATTGCCATGCCGAAGATGTCGTTTTGGATGCCTTGCAGGTTCATCGCCAGGGCGCCGCCGGCCGCTGCGCCGACCACATCGCGGTTTGCGGCAAGTGGGCTCCGGTTCCATTCCACCTGCAGCCGCTTCAGCTCGACGCGCAGCTTCTCCAGCGGCGTCAGCATCTTCTCGACCATCTTCTCGAATGCGGCATTGGCCGTGCCGGCGAGGCCCGCGATGTTGAGGGCGAGCGGCGCCTTGTGCTTCATTTCCTTGCCGAAGGCGGCGATGAAGCCAGAGCCAGCGACTCGCCCGATCACGTTGGAATTGCGCTCCATCTCGTTGAACACCGCCTGGCTTGCCTGCCGGGCAAGGCCGGCATCCGTCATCAGCAGCGCGCCGAGGCCAGCCCCGCCCGCCATCGCCGGGGGACGGCGATCATTGCCGAGGACGCGGTTAAACCAGGCGTCGATTGCGCCGCCTTGCTCCCTGTTGGTGTCGGCGATGGCGCGGTTGATCTCCAATCGCCGCCGAACAATGCTGTTCGCCAAATCCTCTTCTTCGCGGAGGTATTTCAGGTCGCGTTCGCGGTTGCGAGCGTTGGTTTGGCCGACTGGCACGCCGACTTCGTTGAAGAAGAATCGACCGCTCTGATTCTGCCACTGCAGGAACGGAAGCCGGACATTCTCGTCGAACGCGATGCCGATTTTCTTTAGTTCGTTAACCATCCGCATAAAACCCTTCACGGCATCGCGAACCATCTCGACCGTCTTCGTGCGAACGTCGTCGATGATCGTCGCCAGGTCGGCGCCCTCGACCGCCCACCCCTTGAATGCCTTGAGAGCATCCGAGCCGAGCTGCAGGAGGATGTCGCGGAGAGCCGTCAGTGCCGCGCCGATCGCCATGATGGTCGGACGCCAGCTTTCCAGATTCTCACGGGCCGAGCGAATCATCTCCGTCCACTTCGCCATGCCGCCCTTGAGATCCAGGGCATCCATGATGATGAAGCCCAGGTCGCGCAGCCCGAGCTTGAATTCCGTTTGCAGCATTTGCGCCATGCCGCTGAAGGTCCGGGCCATCTTGGGCAGCAGGCCGGAGAACTTCGACCCGCCCGCGATGTCTTCGATCGCCGCCCGGATGCCCACTTCGGCCGGCACAAGCCCCTGCTCCAGCAGCTTCGGGAGCTCCGACCTCGCCACGCCCATCCGCTTTGCAATCGCCGGCCAGATGTCGCCCATGCCGGCTTCGGTGAGCTGATTGAGCTCCTGCGTCATCACGCGGCCCTTGCCGCGCATCTGGCCGAGTGCCAGGGTGAGCCGGTCCATCGCCAGCGTCGCGTCACCCGGCGCCGAAGCGGCCACGTTGACCAGCCGCTCCATGATTCCGGTCGCTTCATCCGCCGCGAAACCGAACGCCATGAGCCGCTGCGTGCCGCGGCGGGCACCGTCCAGGTCGATCGGGGACGCCTGCGCCATTTCGGCCATCTTGTTCATCATCGCCGTGGACTGCTCGGCAGTCGCGCCCATCGCTTCGAGGGCGACCGTGGACCGCTCCCACTTGGCAGCCTCATCCACGCCGGAATCCATCAGTGCCTTGGCACCGGCGGCGAGGCCCATCAGGATGCCGGTCAGCCCGCCAGCGGAAACGCCGAACGCCGTCATCCCGTTGGAGGAGCGCATGATCGAGGTGTTGAACTTGCTGACCTCACGCTGCGCATGGTTCAAGCCGGCCACGAATGGGCCGGTGGAGACTCGCAAAAAGAGTGTTAAATCGCCTATGCTGGCAATGACGCACCTCCAGCAGCGACTTGCCGCACTCGGGCAAAGAATACTGCGATTCGTCCTGCGATCTTCCGGCACTCTTTGGAGCCGTGGCGCTCGCGAAGCCACTCGTCGGGATGCCGCTTGCTCTTGGTCAGATTGCACTTCTTGCAGAGCGGAACCATGTTTGCCTTTCCGCCAGGGCGAGACTAATCCGACACGCTCGCCATCTTCTTCATCGCCGCCACGACTTCCTCCGGCGTCTGCCGCTTGATCTTCACTGGCGGAATCCAGTAGCAGGCGTCGGAGAGTTTGGGCGGGGTGTGGCGGAACATGCTGCCGACGACGACGAGGAGCTGGCCCAGAAGCATGTCAAGCCGGCGCGGGCCAACGGGCTCGACCATCGACAGAGCCCGCCACTCCGTATACTCTGCCGAATCCATCTCCGACCGCAGGCGGCCCAGCGTCATCCCCAGCGATTGCGCTAGGTGGAAGACGAAACGCCGTTCTGGGTCGGCCCGGAGTTTTTTGCCAAGTCCTTCACGTCCTTGGGCCGCATCCGATTGAGCTCCATCGCCTTGTCCACGATCGGTTCAAGCGTCGGCGCTGGCATTGCTGCCAGCGCCGAGATGTCTTCATCCGTGAAGATCCGCTTGCCATCCTGGTCGCAGGCACAGAGCACGACGAGCCGCGCTCGCGCGTTCGTCATCGTGACTTCGTACTCGTCGCCGATTTTCTCGACGCGCGACTGCTCGTACTCGTCGCGCTCGCCGAGCGTCATCTTGCGAACGTAGACCGTGCCGATGCCCTCGACCTCGACCGGCACACAGCCGGCGGTCTTCGCAGCGGCAGCGAAGAATTCGGATTTGCTCAGAGACACGGTGCGCACCTCTCAAACGGGCGGACAGGCGGGCTATGATCCCGCGGTGAAGGTCGGCTTGCTCGTGTTGGTGATGGCGAACGTGACAGCCAGCTTGTCATCGGAATCGCGCTCGATTGACTCCCACTCGACGGAGCTGACGAATCCGGTCCACACCAGCGTTGATTTGGTCGCTTCGGTGTCGATCAGCGGCGTGCTGAGTTTCCAGTAGTATTCCGTGCCGCTGTCAAAGAATCCGATCAGCGTGTTGTACTGCGTCTTCGTGAAGTAACACCGGAAGCTGCCCTCGCCGGGGTCGATCATGCCGGCAGTGCGCTTGATGATCTTGTCCGTCGATTCCAAATTGGTATTGGGCGACGGCTGGCGCTTGGGGGACGCCGGCATAATCGCGATCAACTCGGCGAGGTCCGTGAAGGTGGATACGCCGTCAGTGTCGTAGCTGAGCAGCGATCCGGCTGGGTGGGTATGTGTCGCCATAACTCCTTTTCAGGCAACTAGGTCGCCTGCTCCTTGGCTTTCTCCGCTTCCAGCCGCGCCGCTTCCAGCGTCGCCTTCCGCAAGGCCCGGCACTCCAGGATGATCTTCGCGATCGCTGGCCCGCGCTCCGGCGCCGCCTTCTCGACCGCTTCCTTGACCTTCTCCGGCCCGTTCACCTTGGCCCACTCGATCAGGTCATCCGGGCGTGCGTTGAAGCCGACGACGACCGAGAAGGCGACTTCGTACTCCTTCGAGCTGATGCCCGCGTCGGCCATCTTCTTCGCCAAGGTCGCCATCGCGGTCACTCCGTCTCGTCGTGGGCGATCGACACTTCCATCGTCACGCTGAATTCCCCGATGCCCTTGCCAGAGGTCGGCGGCGAGTAGCCATCCTGTTCGATCTCCACCCGCATCTGCTGGACGCGGATCGCGTTGTTCATCAGTCCGCGGTGGAAGCCTTCGACCCGCTGCCGCACTTCCCTGGCGACCCTTCGCGTCGCCTTTCGATCCTTGCCGTAGAAGACCAGCTCGACGATCACCCGCGGAAGCCGATCCAGCGAATCCTCCAGCCGCCTGTTGTCCCGTCGCGTGTCCACCCGGCTGTAGACGCCGTAACTCTGGCCGGTCCCCTTCACGTCCTGAGTAGTGGCGTCTTCCGGGTAGAGCCGGTCGCCAATCTCAGCTGCGACGGTGCTGTCGGCGAGGAGGAAGGCGACAAACGAATCCTCCATGTCTTCGGTTGCGGCCACTTCAAGGACTCCGGCCAGCCGCCACGTTGGCGATTCCTTGCTGTACGCGGTTGGCAAACAAGCCGGTCGCGTAACCCCTCATCGTCGCCCACGTCCGGGACAGGAACGGCCGAGCCGCCGCCGGCCCCACCCGCTTGCCGAGAATGAACGAGTTGCCAGCAAACCACCGCATGCCGCCCCTTCCGATCCCGCCGATCTTGCCGAGCGGACCGGAGAGTGCTTTCTTGTTTCGGATGACCGATGCCTTTCTTCCGCGCTCAATAATATGCGCGTATTTCACTGGGTCGCGAAACCTATCGACTGTGACGCCCTGTAGCCGCCCTGGGCTGGATAACACCAGGGCCAAACTTCGCTTGTAACCTCGCGCCGGCCCGACCAGTCCGACCGTCGTGCCCGAGGCCCGATAGGTCTTCACCTTGCGACCCATCGAAGCGGCCAGCAGTCCCGATTGCCGCGACACGCGGCTCTTGGCGTCGCGCTGGAGCGGCTTGGTCGCCACGTCCATCGCCTTGCGGCAGATCTTGCCGCGCACGCCTTGCTTGAGGTTGTCCATCCGCTGCATTACTTGCTGGACACCCTGTAGCTGCGCCGTGATTCGCCAACTCGCTGCCACCGTTCACGCCTTCTGTTCCTTGCACAGCAGTTCCAGGTAAACGCATGGCCGATCCGTCAGTTCTCCCGATCGCAGAATCACCCGATGCGTCACTTCCGACTTCACTTGCGCGGCTTCCCAGAACTCGCGCCCCTTGAGCGACTTCACTTCGGCCCATCGTCCCGCGATCTCAACCGGGAGGCGAATGGGCTGGTTTGCGCTGTCCTTCGTGCTCGTGTCCCAGCGGCAGACCATCACCCGTTCATCCAGCCGGCCCGCCTCGACCTTTTCGTCGCTCTCCTTGATCGTGTCGATCTCCAGCACGCGACCGCGGAACTTCAGGCAGTGATGCTTCTCCGTGATCCGCACGTCTCACCCGCCTGCCGCTAGGGCGCCGGGATGCTGGCGAACACACTGCCGCAGGAGCCACCGAATCATCGTCAACCCGCCATCAGGGTCACTTCCAGCGCGTCCGTGCCGGTGCCAGCCAGGGCGATGTTCTTCGCCGATCCGCTCACGTCCGGCGTCGTGTCATTCGAGTACCCCAGCACCCACGCGCCCGGAGCAAGCACCTCGCGCCAGTTGGCGCCGCCGAGGTTGTAGCCGTTGCTCCCACCCGGCGTTAGCGTCACGTTCGCCGCATTCGTCGTCGGCGCCTTGAACTTCCAGCACTGGACCTTCAGCCCGGTGAAGTCCACCGTCGCGCCGCCGTGCGTCATGGCGGTCAGGTCGATCGTTGCCGCGCCGGCCACCATCGCCTTGTTGAAGATCGCCGCCTTCGTGCATGCCGGCGTGCTGGTCGCATTCAGCGCGTGCGCGTCGTTGTACCCAGTGTGAACGAGCGGCTGGACCGCCTCGACTGCCGGGTTCGTCGCCGTGTCCAGCGTCTCTTCGACCGTCACCTGGCCGGCGATGCTTGCCTTGTAGGAGGCCGCCATCGGTCAGCCTCCCTTACGACACGCTCGGGTTGAGCGTCGTTAGCGTTCCGTCGGTCGCGCCGTCGCGGTAATTGCCGTAAGCCCAGGCGTCCAGGTCGCCGTCGTCGCCGCCGCCGTCCGCATCGGCGCCGGAGCCGAAGACGTAATTCTTCGTCATCACGTTCTTGCCGGGGCTCGACTGCCACGTCGCCCACGGATCGGTCGCGCCGTCGCTGATAATCAGGTTCGTGTGGAACGAGGAGCCGTCACCGGGCGACGCAATCTGCTCGAAAGCGATCGCGTCCGCTGCCGAGTGATCGAAGATGCAATTCCGCACTTCCAACGTCGAGCACCACACGATGTCGCTCTTGCCGTCCGCCAGATCGGTAAAGAGGCAGTTTTCGATCAGGTGATGCTTCGTGCTGGTCGCGATGTTGATGACATCGGCGTTGGTCCGCGTCTCCATGTCGAAGATGCAGTCGCGGCAGGTGAACCGATTGGCGCCCACGTCCAGCAGCTCGGTCCCGTCCGAGGTGTTCGCGACGCCCTTCGTGAAGAAGAGTCCCTGGAGGGTGATTCCGTCCGCCGTGATGTCGGCGGTGTTCACATCGTCAGTGTCGTTCGCGATTTCGACCTGGCACGTCCGCTGCCCCGGAATGTAGTTCACCGGCTGGACGGTCAGGTTCGCCACGTCCATCGCGAGGGCCGCCGTCACCGTGTAAGTGCCGGGGTAGAGCAGAACGCGGTCGCCACCGGTCGCCAGGTTGATCGCATCGACGATCGTAGTCGGATCTTCCTTGCTCCCGCTCTTGGTTCCCGAGACGCCGGCACTGGCGTAAATGTCAACCGGCACCCCCGCGGCGGCCCGTGCGCCGCGGAGGTACGAATTGTCGCCTTGGGCGCGAGGCGCGGCGCCGGTCGAAACGACGGCGACCCCGTAAACGAAGGTGTTTCCTTGAATGACGACATTCACCGGCACTTGCGCGCCGAGGTCGATGGCCGCATCATCCCAGGTGTTCGTCGTCGAGCCGCCGTCGAAGTAGTTTCCGACGACGTTCAGATTGTCGGCCGCGCCTTCGACCGTGATCGCACTGTCCGGCCCGTTGGCGGTCACGCGGAAACGGCAGAATGCGATGATGGAATCATCGCCGTCCGCCGTGACCGTGATATTGTCCAGGTCGTTCGTGCCAAGATCGAAGTGACAGCCCCGAACGATGGTTCGCGCCGCCGCGATGTTGATGTTCGCGGTCGCCGCCGCCGTCGCCTCATTGAAGTAGACGTTTTCGATGAGGCAGTCGGTCGCGGTGAAGCTGATCCCGTCCACCGTGCCGTTGACCGTGATCTCCGGCCGGTCAATACCTTCCCCGAGGCCGATGATCGACACGCCGGCCGTGCTCACCGTCACAACCGCGGTGAGGGTTTCGGTGTGACCGGGCAAGAGGAAGATTTTGTCGCCCTTGTTCGCCTCGACCTTGGTGAGTGCGTAGGCGAGCGTGGCGTAGGGACTGGCCCGATCCTGGCCGTTGTTCGTCGTGTCGCTGCCAAGGCTGTTGTGGACGAAGTATCGCTTGCCGCCGGAGACCAGCAGGTCTTCGGCGCGGAAGTTCTCGCCCGGCGTCCGCGTCAGCAGCGTGTATTGGAGCGGCATTCAACAACCCTCATGCGTAGCTGCCCCACCCCTCGATCGCGAGCAGCCGGCACACGGCTGCAAACTCGTCCTTGCTCGGCTCGCGATTCTTGTACATCCAGCCGATCACCAGCCTGATCGCTTGCTTCACAACCGGGGGCACCGATCCGGCCGGCGTGTCAGTCGAGAGCCCGTAGCCGCAAATGAACCGAATCGTCACCGGCATGCGGCGGCTAGACAGGTCCGTCGGCCAGTCCTGATCCTCAGCCAGCTCAACCGTTCCCGGCGCCCGCCACGGCGTATCGACCAGATACAGGCTGGTCGAAAGCGTCTGCTGCACTTCGTCGTCGTCGTAATACTTCACCGACGACACGCTTATCAGCGGCGGGCGCGGCAGCTTCAAGGCTCCGCACCAGAACTCGGCCACCGGCAGATCAAACGTCGCCCTGAGAATCTGCTTCGCCCCAGGAATCTCGTCCTGGCAGAACTCTTGGGCCGCGATCACCAGCGCCGCGATGTACTCATCCTCTTCCGAGTGATCGACCTTCAGATGCAGCTTCGCTTCCGCAGTCGTGAGCACCTGCCCGGTCGCGCTCGGAGCCGTGACTAGCTTCAGGTCGCCAATCAGGTCGGCATGCACGAGCGGCTGAATATCCTCGCCCGCCATGTCGTGCTCCGTCAGTGCGTCAGCGCTATCCCTTGTGCGCCATTAGCGAGAAGGATCTTCTTGGCAGCCTGCACTTCCTTCTCGTTGTCGATCATCTTCAGGCCGGCTTGCAGCATCTTGCGGCACAGCCGCAGGTCGTGCGTCGGGCCGGTCAGCCTCACCTCATGCCCCTTGAGCGTGTCCACCTCGATCGTCAGCTTCAGGATCATCCGGCCACCCCCGCCAGGTATTGCTCCGCTTGCTCGCGAAGCGCCGGGCTCATGTAGGGGGCGACCTGCGCCAGCGATTCGCTGAGCGAGCCGCGAAGGTGGAAATGCTGCTTGAAACCCAGCACGCGCACCTTGCGATCCCTGTAGTGCTCGTCCACCCAGGACAGCTTTTCGTCGCCGCGGTGGAACGTCGCAGGGTCGTGCTCCGTCTCGCGGAAGGGCGCCACTTGCCCCTTGGTCCAAACCGTGAGGAAGGCAAACGGTTCGGAACCAAACTCGACCGCGTGGACCGGCTCGCTGTTCGTCCTGGCCGCGTCGTCCACGAAGAGGACGCGGCCAGGGAAGTCCAATCGCATTTCTCAGGTCGCGATCGGGTCGAGCACGCCCTGGCGGTCGCCCACGTCCACCGAGTAGTTCTCGGCGAGCACCGCGCTGGAGCCGACCGTGATATTGGTCGTCGCATTGCAGCCGAGGGCCGCGCCCACGACGTTTCGCGCCACGATGCCGGTGGTGTTCGCCGGCAAGTTGATGCAGGCGTCGGCATCCGTGTCGGCGTTCTGGATGTAGTTGTTGAGGATGAGGCAGTTCGTGAGTGCCCCTGTCCCGCCGATTGCGGCCGTTTCGTAGAAACCGTGGAACACGCAATCGCGAACCACGCAGCCGTCCGGCGTTCCGTCGGCAAAACTGATGCCGTGGGTATTCGCCGCGTCCTTGTCTTGGAACCAGCACCCCTCGACGACGAGGCGGTCGGAGCCGGTCGCGGTTGCGCCGAGAATCCAGATCTTCGCGTTCTCGTCGGTCACTGGTGCGAGGAATCGGCAGTTGCGGATGGTGCAATCGTCCGCATTCACGTCAATGACAGCCGCGAGGTCCGCGACGCTCGCCTCGAATTGCAGGTTTTCGATTGTGATGTTCGCAGCGTCGATGTCCACGTCGGCGGTTGCGATCGTCGTCAGGTCCACCTTGGGCTGCAAGGTGCCACTGCCGATTCCGCGGACCGTGATGCCGGCAACATCCAGGTCCAGGCCACCGGCCGCCGTCACGGTTTCGACGTGACCGGGCAGTACCCAGATGATGTCGCCAGCGCTCGCCGTGCAGAGCGCGACCGCCGCGTCGATGGTCGTCAGCGGCGCGTCCGGCGAGTAGCCGTGCGCAGCCGAGGTGCCAGCATTCGCGTGGGCCGAACCGACGAAGAAGTGGCTGCCGATGGGATGGTCCGTCACGAACCGCATCGTGTTGCGAACCCGAGTCTGGTTCGGCCCGTTCGTCGAAGGCATGATTCACTCCCTATGTGCAAAGCCCGTGATCCGTCCGGCTTCGGTTGCCCTTCAGGCTGCGCCTGGCTCTTGCAAGGTCCGGCAAACGTCCAGGCCGCCACGAACCGCAGGCTCAGTTCTTGCAGTAGGCCGGGAACACAGCCCGCGCCACGTTGGTCGTCGGCATGTCCCAGTGCAGATCCTTGAACTCCGAATTGAGCCGCCGCAGAAACTCCTCTTCGTGCTCGGAGTCGGGCACCGGGTTCATGTCGAGGAACTTCTTGATCCGGTTGACCTTTTGCAAATCGCCAGGCGTCTTCACGCCCGTCTTGCGGTTCACATGCTCCTTGGCGACGAGATTCAGCGGGTGCGTGCTCGGCTGGTTCGGCAGCGAGCAGTCGGCGAAGGGCGATGCTTCGGCAGCGCTGGTGTCCAGTTCGCCCGCCGCGATCTTCTCGCGAACGGCGATGAAGGCTTCCGCCTTGCGATAGGCGTCCAGCGCGATGCGCTCGCCACCGACCTGCATCGGAGCAGCGGCAACCGCCTTCGAGTAAATCTCGAAAGCCAGTTCGTCGAGATTCGCCTGCGCCGCCGCAGCCTTTGGTTCCGAAGCCATGAATCCAATTCCTCAAGAGGGCGATACGGCGAATGTCACGAGATCGCGGACAACGGGGTCGTCTGCGGGAAGCGACCGCCCATCAGGATCGCCCATGCCGAAATGAGGCAGGCGTTGTTCACCTCGTCGCCTTCGATGCGGATGGTGAGCCAGTCGAAGCCGCCGTCCACGTCCAGGTCTTGCGCCTGCACGTCGATCGCCAGCAGGAAGGCGCTGGTGTTCGTGTCGGTCCCGACGATGAGCGTTCCGCCCGATGGCGCGGACGAGCCGACGCCGAGGATGTCGTCGGCGGTCGTGAGCCGGCCGGAGGTCCAGACGGTTTGCGACGTGAGCGTCCCTTGCTTGTACCAGTACGGGAACAGGGCGCTGACCGCTTTGGCGTCGGAGCCGGTGGCAACCGTCGCCTGGACAATCTGGAAGCCGAGGGTGTCCACGTCTTCCGTGCCGTACTTGGCGATGAGGAGCAGGGCGCGGTCGTAGTGGGTCAGCTTGACCCAATCGCCGTCCACATCCGTGTCGGCGTCGGCCTGATTGAGCAGGGGAATGATGTCCATGCCCCGCCCGAAGAAGGTGTCGTTGAATTCGGCCATCGTCCTGCCTCCGAAGAGTCTGGTGAATCACCACTGCGGCGAGGCCGCGTTAACGGGCGGCGATCGCGACAAAGTTGCTCTGGGTGTTCGCGGCACCCTTGTACGGCGTGATCGCGCTGGTTTCCCACGGGCCGGCATCGACCCGCACGATGAAGCGAAGCGCCAGCTGGTCCGTGAGGAACTGGACGTGCATGCTCACCGCCTGCGCCACGCCACCCTTGCTGATCGACACAATCTGGCCCATGTCGGCGGCCAAGAGGTCGCCAACGTCGCCCAGCGTCGGGTTGAACTCGGTCGGCAGCATCGGGCTGCCCATCAGGCTCGCGTAGGGCGAGGTCGAGAGGCCGCCCGGAGGCAGGTAGACCGTCACGCCGGCCGCGCCGATCCCGAGGGTCATCAGGTGCAGTTGCGGCCCGATGTCCTGGTTGTGCAGGAACACGCGGCGGGACAGGCCGCCCGCGTAGAACCGGCTGTGCATCTTGACGACGTTCTCGGGCAAGATCGTGTCGGCGAGCTGGCCGGCTTCCGCCGAGATGCTGATGAGGGACGGGAAGTTCAGCATGCCAAGCGGCTGGCCGGCGCCCGTGCCGTTGACCAGCGAGTCGCCGAACATGAAATTGAACTCTTCGCCCGCCTTGCGAGTGACGTACTCCTGCAGGGCGAAGCCGCCGTCGTCCAGCAGCTCTTGCGTGAGGTAGACGAGCACGCCAGCCTTCTTGAGCTTCAGGGTGACTTCGCGAAGCGTCGGCTTGCTGGCGGTCAGGGCAGCGCCTTCGCCAGCGAGCCAGTAGCCCCGCATTCCGCCGTGCCGGCTGCCGGTCGCCCGGCTGGTCTCGGCGTTGGCGAGGAACGTCATGTTGTTGCCGGTGACGGAGTAATTGTCCGTCCGGCCCCACAGATCGTTCGTGTAGATCCGGTCGATGATGCCGCGGGCGAACTCCGGCATCACCGTGTAGCCGCCGTCGGCGCCCTGGCCTTCGGACATTCCGAGGACCGCGGCGTGCTTATTGATCGGCGAAAGGTGAGCGTTGTGGCGCTCGCGGAAGCTGGAGTTGGTGTGATTCTCCAGACCGTCACGCACGAAGTCGGCGAACGAGGTGAAGCCGCCGGCCTGAGCCCACGGAGAATACCCGAGCTGCTTGAGCAGCCGGGTGTTCTGCTTGCACTGCTGCTTGTAGGACCGACGCATGACGGCATCGGCCGCCTCGCCGACGCGGAAGCTGATCTCTTCGTCGGTCTCCTCGAAGAACGAGGTGACGCGACCCTGCTCGTCACGCCGCTCGATACGGTTCGGAGTCGCGGCGTCGGCAGTCGTGTGCCGGCGAGGAGTGGCCGGGACGGTCGCCACGGTGCGGCGATCGCGCTCTTCGGCCGCCTCTCGCTCCCGGTCGGCGGCAGCCGTCTCGCGATCCAGCGCGGTGCGCTCGGCTTCGCGGGCCAACCGATCCTTCTGGTCGGCGATGGCCTGGACGACCTTGGCGCGGTCGGCCTTGAGCTTGTCGTGCTCGGCACGCTGGTCGGCGGTCAGCTCGTCGTGTTCGAGCAGCGCGTCGATCTTGCCGTCGATTTCCGCGAGGCGAGACTGCAATTTCTTGAGCTTTTCCACCGGGTAGCTCCCATCCTGGGGCCAGTGAGCCGGTGGAAAACGAGAAACGCCGTTGCGTTAAAGGTCCACCGGCAAGGTTCGCTTGCCAGTAGCCTCAAACGCACGGCGTTCGAGATGCTACTAATCCTCGCTTCGGGTCGCCGCAGCAGGGCTACGGGTCGCTTTCGCGAGGGGTAGGTCGGGTTGTAAGGCAGCAGTCTTTCGACCGCACTTGAATACTACGAATAGTGCGGGGTCGATGTCAAGAAAAATTTTCATCACATCCCGCCGAGTGACCGCCGCTCCCGGACGATGAGGTCGGCAAGCTCCTTCATCCCTTGGCGCAGCACACGGGATTCCTCAATAGGCAGCCGCATGTCTTCGACGATGGCGGGATTGTCCGCGACGGGCTGCTCGGTTCCGGCGGCCAGCCGAACCAGATGCTCGCGCGCGGCATTCAGCACTTTCCGCGCAGCGCACTCCGCGTCATCAAGCGACTGGTGTTGCCGCTCAAATTGCTCGCGCGCGTGCCGCGCGTCGTCGCACTTCTTGATCGCCTCGCGGACCGCTTCGCGCATTGTTTTCATCCTGACCACGGGCGTTCGAGATGCTTCACGTTGTCGGCGCGCGTGCCCGAATCGACGCGGCGATCGACGACGGCGGGCGCGTCGGCTTCCGGTTGCGGCCGAAACATCGCCAGCAATTCTTCCAGACTTGGCCCCTTCGTCTTTGGCTGCTTGAAAGGCAGCAACGAGGCGGTGATTATTGGCCGCTGCTGGCCGACGATACTGACGGTGATTTCCTGGACGTATGGCGTCATGTCCGCGCCGTCGATCAGCAGTTGCCCGCGACCCTGCGCGTCGCACGTCAGCTCCAAAACGCCAACCTTCATCTTGAGCATTTCGACTTCGAGGACGCCGACCTTGCCAGTCAATGCGGCCATCACGCACACTCCTTGCAAACCCACGTCAAGGACTCACTTCTCAGGCACATACGCAGCTTCCCGCAGCCGATGCACTGCGCTTCCGTCCGCTCCGCACTATCCGGCTCGGGCGTCACCCTGCGAGCGATACGCAGGATGTCGGACAGCTTGGCCCACTGCTCGTCGTTCAGCGGCACGCGGTCGAGGAAGGACCGCAGGGAGACCAGGGCAGCAACATTCGCCGGCCATTCGATCGGCTCCCCTTCCGCGCCCGGCGTTTCGATGCAAACGATGTCCGCCAGGTTCATGTACCAGACCTGGCGGGGGCTGATGACGGGGAAGAGATTGGCTTCAGAGGTTCGCAACGTCGATTATTCCACTCGGGCAAGGTGCCTTCGGATCGCCATACAGAATTTTCAGCTCCTCAATCATCGCGTCGATCTCGGCGTTGATCTCTTTCGCTCCGCACTCGCACAGGTCGGAAAGCGGGTAGCCGTTCGCGGCGTTGAACTCGTTACTCGCCATCGGGCAGCTGGTAAGACCTGAGCGCTCGTTGTAGTGCTCGTGCTTGGCGCGTTCCAGAAGATCAAGCAGGCGTTGCAATAGTGGCATCATTCAATCCGGTGGAATCGCTCTGGCCCACTGCCCGCCAGCGAAGTAATCAAGTCCAAAAATGGCGTGCGGGCTACTACCCAAATCAGTCACCCGTGCCTGGGTATACTGCCTGCCGGTCAAGTCGGTGAAGTGAAGCCGCAGCAACCACAGCCATTCTCCGGCAGCACGGCGATACCAATAGGTGCCGTCTTCGGTCGGAATCGCGTTGCTCCAACTCATCCCGCCCTCGCCTTCTCATGCTCATGCCGCAGGCGAAGCACCTCAGCCGACGCCTTCTTCTGCCCCGACTGCCCGCCGCCGAGTAGCTTACTGAAGAGATCGTCTATGGTCATCGCCCTATCGGCCATGCCAGCCGCAACCGCGTCATCGGCGTTCAGTAGCCGACCTTGCCCGTAGTTCTCGCGCACGTTCTCCAGCGTCGTTCCCCGGTTGCGCTTGAGCGCTCCCAGGAACTTCGAGTAGGTGACGTTCACCGATTCCTGGAAGTGCGTGCGTGCCTCTTCGGTGAGCGGCGCCCACGGCGCGCCCTCGACCTTGAACTTGCCGGCGTGAATCGCCGTGACGCTGATTCCTTCCTTCTCCAGTGCCTTCGATTCGTCAACGTGGATGGCGTAGACGCCGACGCTGCCCACGTCGCCGCCCGGAGTGACGGCGAGAAATTCGGCGGCCGAGGCGATCCAGTAGCCCGCGCTCGCCGCCATGCTGTTCGCGATGGCGTAGATGGGCTTTTGCTCCCGAGCGTTGTAGATTTTGTCCGACAATTCTTCCGTTCCGTAGCTGCTTCCCCCTGGACTGTCGATGTCCAGCACGATCGCTCCGACGCTGTTGTCGGCCAGCAGGGCATCGAGGGCGATGCCGACCTCTTCGGTGGACGTGCCGCCCGTCTTCGCCATGTTCGAGGTGTAGCGCTGCTCGACCGGCCCGAGAATCTGAATGGCGCCGACCTTGCCCTTGACGGCACGGACCGCCTTGCCGCTCTGGGCACGCTTGGCTTCGTCGGGGTGATCGACGCCGGAACACTCAATGGCGCGGGCCGGCGCCTGCGCGGCGAAGTCGAGCCGGGCGCGACGCTCCAGCACCACCTCGCGGGACGAGGGGCAGGGGCGGATCGTGGCGACCTTGAGGACCGCCAACTTGAGGGCGGCGGGGTCGCAGAGCCAGAGGGTGTTGTGGAGGGAGGAAAGGCTAACCATCCTTGGACTCCTTGAAGTCGGGAAGCTCCATTTCCTTCGCAACGAGATCGGCAATGTAGCAGTCGGTCGGCCCGTTGTCGGCCA